ACAATTCAACATAAAAATCATTAAGGTTTCTTCTTGCTGTTGTTGAATAAAAATTAGTTTCTGGTAAAGCACTTATACTATTAAAAACCCAATATGTATCACCACCATAATTTTCATTATTATTTGTTGAAAATGTAAAATTTAAACTATAATCTCCATTTGATCTTGTTATTACCTTTTCATTATCATAAGAAGTATTTGCTATTTTTAATCCAGAAAGAACTTTTCCGGTATAGTATGTTGAAAAATCAATATTAAAAATACTAGGATCTGGAAAATCATCTACATTAAACGTATAAGACCCTGTTATTGGTGGCTGTACAACATCAATATTTGCAATTATTTTAACTTTATGGGTCAGTGGACTTTCTTTTGAATAATTTGGAGTTACGTTTACATTTATAGCACTTAAAAAAGAAGATTTTACATTAGTGCCATATTCATATTGTTTATTATCTGTTAATATTTGATCAATTGTTATTGGTTGTATTAATGGATCTAATACATCATCATATTCCCATGTCCAAAAAATAGGTATATTTTTTGGGATAGGATAAGTGTTTTTACCATATGGTATAGCCGCTGTTAGTTGTATGGTTCTTGTTAAATTTAAATTATCTAATTCTGTTATAGGACCGACTGATATTTCATCCGCATCTAAAAAATTATATAAATTTGGATTTGTAGAAAAAGTAGCAACTTCATTATATTTTTGAGATGATAATGAAATTACTACTTTATTCGGACCATATCCAGATAAATTAACACTCCAAGTTTGATCACTAAAAGTTGTTTCTCCGTTTACTGGTGAAATATATTCACCATTAGAATCAACATAATTAAAACTTAACGGTAAATCTGTTCTATCATAAAACCATTTTATTTTACTGTCTCTTAAATCTCTAGAGGGCCAAGATGATGCGCTTACGTTAAATGAAGAGTCCAATATTATATTATTTGAAACTTCGTTTAATACATTAATAAACAATGAATTTCCATTAATTGCATCGGGTATATTAAAAGATAAATTTAATGGCTCAAATGTATCTAATTCACCAGCAGCTGTTACTAATATTGCTTTTATTGTAAAAGTTACCCCTACAAAATCAGTGTTATTATAATCAATTTTTAAAATTGGATTATTTATTACTGGTACTAATTGTGAATTTTTTATATCATAAGGTTGTTTCTGATCACCATAATAACATGTTATTTTATTTAAAAACGCATCAAGTGAACTGAGTGATGATGAAATTATACTATATTTTATACTATCGGTGTTGGCAATAGGCATTGTAATTGCGTTAAAATCAGATGCGATTATTCCCGATAAACTTACACTGTTTAAATTTTTGTTTGTTGTTAAAAGTTTTAAATAAAAATTAAGACTGTTGCTATCTAAATAATTTTGATTTGAGTCCGTGATATTTATTTTATAAGAATAACAATATGGTGGATATTCGGTATCCCATGTTATAAAATTATTTCCAATTTGACTTACAGTTACGGTGCTTAATAAATCTACATAAGTACCAAAACCTACTCTTATTTTTTGATTTAATAAAGTTGATGATGCTGATGCGTTTGTTGATTTTAAATTATAACAATCTGCAATATAATCAAATCCTATAAATGAACTATTTGGAAGTGTTAATAAAGAAGAAGGATTTGTTTGTGCATATGTATTATAAAAATTAAATAAACCATCGTTTAAATTAACGGTTGCGCTCAAAACGCAATTAATAGGATTTGATAATTCATAATTTCCGTTTAAAGGTGCTTGTAATAATTGGAAAGTTTGTTTATTGTTATTTTTATCGTAATTTAATAAAAAAGTTGATGAAAAAAATTGTGCAGAATTGGCATATGATACCGTTTTTGGTATTTGTTCCAAAGTTTGCATAACAGAAGTTCCCATGAATTTTGCACTGTATGTTATAAAAGTTGAATCTGGATTTATATTATAAATATCTCCGTTTCCGTCTAAATATGATTGTGAAGAATATACTGGTGTTGTTCCAAAATTTACAGCTGGAAAATTTGATTTACACCTACATGCAAATATATTAAAATTTAAATTATAGTTATTTAAATTCGTGGGTAAGTTGACAGTCGTTGGTAATGAATTTAAGCGATTTCTATGTAAAGTTAAAGCATCGGGTTCTATATTATTTGATTGTATATGGACTGTAGAAGACGTTAATAATTTAACGGAAGTTGTCAATTGCCATCTATTACTAAATTTAGTTAAAGATGTTGGCTGCAAAAAAATTCTATTTGGATACATCATGTAACCATAAGAATTTCTAGTCATATCGTTTAATTGTACATAGAAAAAATTAAGCTCATATGGTGTTTTATAATTTGTTCGTAATGAACTAATATTAAAATTTAAAGTTGAATTATTTAATAAAGAAATTGTATTTACTCTTTCCATATATGTTACCGAAGATGCTGGTTGGGCTGTAGTTGGTATTTGATTGTTAGTAGCATATTTTGTGGAATTAACAGTATAACTAGTAATATTGTTATATTTTATAAAATTATTGGCTAACGCATCAGCTATACTCAAAACTCGGTTTGTAGGATTTTTATGATAATTTAAATGATTTCTAACTATTAATGTGCCACCAGATTGTACAATAACACCCGTACCATCTAATTGATCCCAAAATGCTGACGTAAAATCCTCCGGTAATGATGGTAAAAGAGTAAGATTCGCTGGTGTTGCCACATATATTTCATATGGGTAACTTCCAACTTCATACGTGTCGAATACTTGAGTGTTTGTCATTTTACACTAATATTTAGATTAAAAACCTTATTTACAAGCTTTAAATTATACCCAATCCTTTGTGAAGTTTATAAGAAAATAATGTATCTATATATTGTTCATCACCAATCCATTCAAATATATCTGATATATTTTCACTAATATTTGTTTGTGGATTATCCCAATCAATTATATTGTCGTTACGTTTATAATTAATGGTTGGTATATATTCATAAAATTCATAATATCCTTCCCAAGCACCACCATTATCATTTATACCCATAAAATTAACCAAATCACGTATAGGGTAAGTGTACCTATTTACTGAAGATAGTTGTGAATTAATTGATAGTTTAGTTAACCCATCGGCATATATTGATGTTAATACCTTTTTAAGCATATTAATTGTATCAATTGTTTTATATCTTTGATTTGGTATTACATTTTCTGGAAGTCTGCTTGTACTGCCTTCCCAATACGCCAAAGCGTATTGTATAGATTTAGCTACTACGCCCGATGATAAATCATGAGCTACAGCATCAATCATCAAACCCACATCTCTATTACATTTTGATGTAAAAAGTTGAGTATCATTATACGAATCAACAATAAGATATCCTTGATTTAAAACATATGATGCTACTTTATCTTGAATAATTAATTTATTACCCAATAATTGATTTGCCAAATCTATATCTTGTTGTTTTGGTAAAATTATAGGATAGTATGTACGTAATGTTCCATTATTTTCAAGTGGAAATACAATGTCCGATATTCTATCCATAACATCCGTTTGTCTTTGAATGCCAGTTTCATCGCTAGAAAGTATACCATAATCTGTAAATGATGTTGGTTCTGCTGGTATATTACCATTAATATAATAAATCAAAGATTTAATAGATTCTATTGTTGCTTCTATTTGGTTTTGTGGTAATGTTGGAACTTCACTACCGCTGTTTGCTGGTCCCATTAACGTGCCTTTAAAATACATATCACCGACTTCTATTGATCTATGATTTGTATTATTAGCAATATCGGCTGCAAGAGCATCAATAATATATCCAGCATCTCTAAAACATTTTGCAGATAAACTATCATTATTTAATGCTAATGGATAATTGTATTTTGCATATTTGACAACTTGCAACTGTAAATCTGATTTATATTTTAAAATATTTTCAGATGCAATTACATATGAATTATTATTTATTTCACCTGATGGGAACGTTGATGGTGTATTGTTTTTATTTAAAATTATTTTATTAAAATTATTTAAACTATTTTCAATTTTAGCGGGTTGATGTGATGTATATAATTTTATATTAGTACTATCAGATTTATCATTTGATTTATTGATATATAAATCTATTAATATTTTTTTAAGTTTATTAATAGTATCGATTGTTTTTAATTTTTGATTTGGTATTACATTTTCTGGAAGTCTACTTGTACTGCCTTCCCAATACGCTAAAGCATATTGTATAGATTTAGATGTTACTCCCGTTATTAAATCATTGGCTACGGCATCAAGCATCAAGCCTATATCTCTATTGCATTTTAATTTTAATTCTTGTTCTAATGTAAAATTATATTTAATTTCTATATATTCTTTTTCTAAAACATATTTTGCAATTTCAGATTGAATTGATTGTTTATTATTAAGTAAATAATAACCCAAATTGATATCTTCTTCACTTGGATTTCCATTTGGAATATAATCATTCAACAATCCACCATTTTGAAGTGGATATTTTATATTAGATATATTGGACATTACGTTTGGTTTCTTACTAGAACCTAATTCTAAACTTGAAAGAATACCAAATGTTGTAAATGGCGTTGGAACCGATGGTATGTTAACACCGTTAATATAAAAAGATAATGCATTTATAGCATCAATTGTTGCTTCTACTTGATCTTCAGGTATTGTTGGAACATTACTATTAGAGTTTGAAAATTTACCCATTAAAGTTCCTTTAAAATACATATCACCGACTTCTATTGATCTATGATTTGTATTATTAGCAATATCGGCTGCAAGAGCATCAATAATATAACCAATATCTCTAAAACATTTCGCTGAAAGATTATTGTTATTTAATGTTTGAGGGTAATTGTATTTTACATATTCTACAATTTGTAATTGTAAATCTGATTTATATTTTAAAATATTTTCAGATGCTATTTTACAATATAAATCTGAAATATCACCTTTAGGTTCAGTTGGTGGTGTATTGTTTTTATTTAAAATTATTTTGTTAAAATTTTCTAAACTATTTTCAATTTTATTGATTTGTGGTGATATAAAAACTTTACCAACTGGTCCAGTTTGTACCAGTTCATACGAATCCAATGATTTTGTTTTTAAAATAATTGGAGTTCCAGCAGTAACCATATAAGTTGATGTAAGTAATTTGCCTTTATTTGTTTGTTCTTCGCTTGTAGTATAGTTAAAATTATTTTGATTTTTGGCAACTGATCCCCATAGCACAGATTGATTAATTGATAAAATATCCATTAATTTTTTAACATCAGGTGGGTAATTTAATTGATAATCTGATGTATTTGTATCTGTAGCTTCTGATAAACTATAAAGCTTATCAATTTCACAAGTATCAACATCAGAATGATTTAAAACAAAATTTGCTATTTTTTCGTATGTAAGTAAACCCAAGTCTTGATGTGAAAATGGATAAGTTCCGTATATTGAAGGTAAAAATTTTTCAAATAAAAATACACTTTCCTGTAAAGTTGGGGTTAGTGCGTATGATTTCATTTGTTTTGCTAAATCATAATTTTCATTTATTTTGAATATATCTAAATTCCAATATTCAGTTTCTGGTTTGCCTAAAACACTAGGTGGAACTAATATTTTTTCAAATTTATCAGTTTCTATATATTTGTAGAACGTACTTGCCAAATAAGAATAATCTAATTTTACATTTTTTGAATATATATTTAAAAATTTTAAAGGCGTTGATTCACCCGTTAATGTTAATTGATATGTACCTTTAAGATTACCGTATTTGTTTAACCACCTGACACCCGTACAATCACCATGAGCTTGTAATGATTTTGCCCAATTGTTGGCTTCGATTGTAGTTTCACCTTGAAGTTTAGGATTCCAAAAATTATAACCTTGTGGGTTTACATAAAATTTATCAATAAAAATGTCATTTTTTGTATCCCATACGTATATTTGATTTTCTACAGAATTAACGACATATAAATATCCTTTTAAATCAAAAAATATACCTTCTAACGCAGTTTCATCTGTATTTACATCAGGTATAGTTACTTGTTTTCTAGCGTATTTAGGTGTGTTGGTGGCGTAATCTAATACATTAAAAGTTTTAACTTGAGTCGTTAAGTTATCAATTTTACCTAATCTACTATAACTATACGTAAACCATAAATTTTGATTTAAATCTAAAGCCAATTCATTTACGCCCATTATATTACCATAAGAGCTTAATAAATTTCCATTTGTATCTCTTTTTTCTATACCACCAATTGAATTCCAAATATTATTGGAAAGTGCAACCCAAACATTATCATCATTATCGATAATAATATCTTGTGGACACGATTCTGGTGGATAACTTATAACTTGTAAAATATTATTGTTTCGAGTATATTTTATCAAATAACCATTTGAATAATTTGAATAGGTGACCCAGATATTATTTTTACTATCTACGTCCACTTTAGTAGGTTCCACTAGATTTTGAGCGTCAGGTTCGTTTGGTACTGGTTGATTTGCATTATACCAATCTTGATTAATTGTTGGTGTTTCTGGGTAGGATATAGCTTGTGCTAAATCTAAAGCCCCTATATAATTCCCATTTGAATCTAAATTTATGACATATCTACTATCATATAATGTAATCCATAAATTTTGGAATCCGTCCAATACAACTGAAGTTGGTGATGCTTGATTTCTAACAGCCAATACCAAATCGTTTGGTAATATAGAAAGTAAATTTATAGCCGATAAAATATTACCTCTACTTCCGAATTTATATAAATAATTTAATTCACCATCCACGGCCCAAGCTTGATATGCGGGTGGCGGTAAAACTGCTATACTATTAATACCGTGAAATCCGGTTGTTGCAAAACTATCTTTATCAAAAGGTGCTTCGGATACTATAGGTACTTTAAAATTATAAATTTGTGCATTTAAAAAAGATCTTCTATCTAACGGAAGATCATTATTATCATCTGTAATTGCAGTAAAAGTTTTAGGATAATTATATTCTACAATTCCAACAAGACCCGCATTGGGATTTGATAACCACATTTTTGGTGAGTATAAATTACCATCAATATCAGGAGAATTAAAAGTAGAAATTGCAGATAAAACCAAAGGAGTTTTTGTTCCCGTAATAACGTTAAATATTGTCTTACAATAGCCGGGTGATAGATACCCATCATCATTAAAATGTGTTACATTTTCTGGATATGGATAGTTTTTAAAATAAGTTTTTATTTCGTTGCCAGTTACGTTAATTTGTATTGTGTCCGTATTTGTATTTGATGGTATAGACTTATTAAAATTTTTATCAAAATTTATAGGTTTTATTTCATTACCATCATAATAAAAGTTATTATAATTTTCGTTCCAATTAAACGTAAAAATTACGTTTTGTTCAACAGGAACCCATCTTGGATTTATAAAATCTCTAATGCCATTTTCTGATATTTTTATATAATCTGGATCTCTATAATTGAAAATATGAGGTTGATATGCAATGCACGTTGAATTTGCATATTTGCTGGATGTAATATGGTTTGATTCTTTTTCATTAAAAAAGTTTACACCACTAACTTCTAAAACAGCGACCAATGTTGTATATTTTTCATCATTAATTGCAAGATCATAATTATAAATGTCATCAACAAAATAAAATTCAGCATATCCACTTACGCCTATAAAAACACCACTTACAGTGTTTATATTTTTATCAGAACCAATGTATAAATTGGTATCAATCGATTGAATTGAAGAAATTTGATTACCACTTAAATCTAAAAATCTATTTTCTGGTCTTAAAAAAGACCATTTATTTATATTGTCTTGTACATTATATGATTTTGAATATTTTGACGTTAAATGTATAGTATGTGGATTATTGTTTGAAGATGTTATAACAACTCTAAATGGATATCTATTAATGTGACCTGCAAAAGTTGGAGGTGGTGTGTAATCAAAATATATTGATTCGTTCAATATATTTCTAGCAGGAATCGATGCGGAAAAATATTGCATATTTTTTAATAATCAGTTATAGATATAGAACCAGTTGTTTCGACTACTTTTATTCTATTAATTAAATTATCAATATTATTAAATATTGGATATTGAAAATATTTAAGTGCAAAATTATATGAATATATATCACAGTCTAATTTTGGATATGCTGTGTTCCAACCCAATAACGACAATCCATCAACATAAGTGTTTGTATCGCTTCTATATGTTTTAATATAATCTACACTTTCTAAATTTACAATATCAGATGCTATTTGATTAATATCGATAAATTGACCTAATTTGATATTATTTTTACTAAATGCGTTTTTTATTATTTCAATAACACTATTAATTATACCGGAATTAGATTGTCTGGTATTTTTAGTTTTATATATTAATAACGAATTATAATTTAAATCGTCTATATTTGGTTTTTCTGTTGATTTTTTAACATAAAAATCAAATGACATATAAATTGGGTCCATTGGTATAACATCACATGTTATTATTTGTTGTGGACGAATATCATTTAAAATTATTTCTTTTTGTGCGGATGTTGCATATCTTTGATAATCATTATTTGGTACTATATATGCGTATATATTATTAAAATTACAACTGTTTGAAAATTTAATTTGATTGTACAATATAGCGTTATCCAATTGAGGTGATTTTATACCAATGTCATATAGGTATTTAACGTGGCCTTTTAAATAATCTTCGTTGTTTACAACATAACAATCAGATAATATATTTAAAAAATTATCTTTTATATATGTTTGAAAATCATTAGCAGTTACCAATCTTTGTTGATAAGAAAAACTTTTAGATGCGTTTTTTCTTATTTGATCGACTGATTCTTCGGGAACATAAGAATTTGAAGGATAATCATTATTTAAAGTAACATTGGGTAAATTCGTAGAATCTAATATAACTGCTGGAAATTTTACGGTATTTTTTTGTACTTCTAAATAATTTAAACTGTTATATGGTATTATTTTTGATTTTTTTAAAGTATTTGACGCTATTGTAGTTGAATTTACATCTATTTCTAAATAATATACCAAAACAGTATCATCTGTGTTTAATTGTTTACCATTAATGTTGTCACCAAATTTTATTTCATAATTTTTATTTGCATTATATCTAATTTCAAAAACCTCATCATTTGCTTTGTTTAAAAATAGATTTGGAGTTTGTTCCCATTGAACCCATTTATTAGTATTTGCATATTTTACATACACATGAATATTATTATGATCTATTTTTACAGTATTTCCTAAATTAATAAATAATATTTCATTTGAAGCACCTAACGCTTTATATAATGGATATTCTTGAAATTTACCTTGAAATAAAAAATAATCATTTTCTGGATTTTGAGTTTCAATTGTTTTATCTTCTAAAAAAGTAAAATATATATCTTTTACAAAAGAAAATGCTACCGATCCTATTTTTATATAGGAATATCTAGGTATCATGTAGTTATCGGGAAGCAACGATGCGTTTATATTGTAACCAACGGATTGTGTTAAATAGCCTTTAGGGTTATAATTTAAAAGTTTAACTATTCTGTTCATGTTCTCGTAAATCTGAGTTTCCGAAAACATTGTTTCTGATGATGTTTTATTTAAATAGTATAATAAAGTACTAAAAGTATAACTTATAACATCTAAAAGTGATGATAAGTTTGAACCTTGAAAATTTTGATCAGTAAAGATTTTATTTTCATTTAATCTACTAATGATTAATTCGTTTATACTAGTAGCATCAAAGTTTACATATGAATTATTAGTAAAAAGGGGGTCTGTGTTATTTGTTAGCATTATACTGTAATAATTATCTTTAAATAAAGATTTCTCCTCCTAGTTTAGCAATTATGTTAATCACATCTTGTATGTTTATTTGTAATATTGTATAATTGACCGTTACATAATATGCATTTTGTTCGGGAATTGCGTTTACGTTGACATTCGTGACTTTGACTCTGGGTTCATATCTAGCAAAACCATCTAATATATCATTAGCAATTGCTTTACCAATACTATTAGTTACACTGGTAAACAAATATTGATCTAACGAACAACCAAAATCAGGGTTTAATATTTTTTGACCTTTTCGAGTATTGAATATGTTTTTTATTGAATTTTTAATAGCATTTTGATTAATGTCTATTAGAATATCACTAGAATTAACCGGATTAATCCCTAAACCAATATTTTTAGATTCTGATAAATCTAAATGTAAATCTACATATACCGGATTTGGTGTTAAAACAACATCAGATACTTGAGTTTTTGTATTATTGATTTGTTTCGGTCTTACTAAATTATTTAAATCTATAACTGCCATTGTATAAATACTTATGTTAAAAATACGTTTAAAATGAAGTAAGTAAATGTAAGTATTGCTATACACATCATGGCTAAGTTCAATAAATTCGAAACATTATTAGAAACTGCATTCTCACATTATTCAAATGGAGGCTTCAGAGAAGGTTCTCCTGTGCGTTTAAAAACCAGTTTTTTACAAACACCTTATTATAAACAACATTATGGTTCAGATGAAGTTTTTAGTCAATGGTTAAAATCATTAATGGATCAAAATACATTTTTCTTTATAAAAAGAGTTTTAGGTCACGGTGCAATGCAAGATGTTAAAGATGCAAATGATAACTCTGGTGCTGGTGATTGTTTCCTTCTTTTAAAAATGGACCCTAGAACCGTACAAGTTCCAACTGAATTCGGTGAATTTACAGTTCCCGGTGATATGGAACACGTTGAAGTTCTTCGTTTTGGATCAAACTTACCACCAGTTCAAAGCGTACCGAATCCTTATGAGTTTTATAAAGCAACTAAACCAGAAAGGGTTTCTAATGATTTTGATATTAAAAACCACCCAACAGATGATGAATTACCAGAAACAAATACTTCAATACCATCATCTGGTGCTAAAGCGGCTAAATTTAAAGCACCTCAAAAATTAAAATTAAGTAAGAGAAACGATTAATTTTTCAATCGATATAATACAACAAAAAAAGTTAATTTCGTGATCCATGACGAGATTATCTCTGTACATATGCTCTCCAATCTCAAGCATCATTGCTCTTTTAATATCTTCTTTTAAGTTGGACGTATAAACTATATCAAATATCTCTTTAAGTAAAACTTGATAATCGGAAGCAAAATTCTTTTCTTCGTTGATTACATTTTTTCTAATTTCAATTACTGATTTTTTTGAAACTAAACTGTCAAATATACTATTGGCAAAATTTTTCGCATAATCATTATTTTTAATTTGTAAAGTACCAGTAATTGAAAACTTTTGAAGATCATTTATAATTCTCCTAATATCGGGAAAATTATTTTTAACGTAGTTCACAAGATCTTTTTCTGAATCTATTTTAACATTCTCTTTTTTTAAAATATGGTAACATCTTAAAACCGTTTGATCTAATTTTGGAATTATATTGAATAACAAACATCTAGATTGTATCGGTTCAATTATTTTATTAATGTAATTGGCGGTGAGTATAAACCTAGTAGTTGCTGCATACTCTTCCATTACATTACGTAAAATACGTTGTGCTTCTCCGGTAGTACCACAAAATTCATCTAATATGATTACTTTCTTTTTACCGTCAATAGATTGTGTTTGAGAAAACGATATAACTTTATTTCTTATAGTATCAACACCGTTTTCATCTGATGCGTTTATATAAAGATATTGACACTGTAGTACGTTGTTTACAATAATCTTAGCTAAAGTTGTTTTACCAGTACCAGCATTACCATATAATAATAAATGGGGTGTGTCATTATCAATGCTTGAAAAAAATTGCCTATTATCATCCGATAATACCAAATCATCTAATGTCTTGGGTGCGTATTTTTGCACCCATAGCTGGTTATACAAATTCATCCCCACATTGTATTATAGGAATGTTAAAATGTCAACCGTTAATCAGAGATCTACCATCAACGTTCAAATGACTTGTTAAAACTTCTTTAACTTGTTGTTGATGTGTATTTTCAGTAACCCTGTAAGCTTGAAGCATTGATACGATGTGTTGAACTTTATCGCTTGGAATCGTATAAGAAACTCCCTGTACTGTTATAGTTGTTGTCATGATTATATCTTATTATTAATATTTTGTTTGTCAATTGTTTATTGTGATATAAAATAATAGTTGTAAGTATGTTTACATGAATAATGACAATGAAATAGATTTAATTATACAAGAATTAAAAGCTGAAGAAATACCAGTTGTTAAAAAGTTACCACCAGTAACAAATGAAAAAGTAGATGATGAAAACGTAGGAGATTATGTTTATAAAAAATCTACAGAACTTGTAGAATCTACTTTAGGTGCTGTACAATCTTTAAGAGATACCGTTTTAACCGGAAGTGATCCAAAGGAAATAGCAGCATTATCTCAATTAATTAATTCCGCAACAAAAGCATTAGATCAATTAAACAAAATCAATATACAAAATAAAGTTAACAAATCAAACGTTGAAATTAAAAAAATGGAAATTGAAGCTAATGCGAATCGTCCGGTTTTACCCAATACAACCAATGTTTTGATTGCCACTCGTGATGAAGTTATGAAACAATTATTCGACAAGCCAGTTAAAAAAATATCTGATGATATAGTTGATGTCGAATTCGATAAAAATTAATTAATATATATTATTTTTTTGTTTGCCATTTTAATTTTGGCAAAAAAAGTGCCACACTCCTAGCAATCGAAGTGTGGCGATTTTTTTTGAGTTATATGACCTTAGAGGTAGCTTACTTGACCTTGGGCGTTTCCGCCGAAGCCTTCACCAAGTCCCTTGACTATGATAATGTGATAGTATAAGTTTGCACCAAAGATATGGTCAACAACACCGTAACGGGTCATAAGACCTACTCTTGGGGAGAAGTCGTTAGGACCAATTGTGCGTTGAATCATAACTGGGATGTATGGACAATATACGATACCTGTATCATAGTATTCAGTTCCTTTGTAACCAAGTAATGCGTATTCAAGATTTGCTCTTTGCGAAGTAAGATACTGTGCATCTGTTCTAGTGTCACGGTAAACTTGGAAACGTCCACCGAGTGAACCAACTTTGGCAATGCCTGTTGGTTGGGTGTTTACGTTGCCGTTTACTGGCATCCACTGGAATTCAGGGAGCATCTCAAGGATTGCACACACACGAGGTGTTGCAATGATGAAATTGGCAGAACCACGACGATTGCGGATAGCAATACGGTTGGCTTCGACAATTATCTTTGAGTAGAAGTCCCTGTTACGCTCACCGAGCCAACGTGCGTCAGCTGATTGTGCGTACCAGAATGTGTATCCATTTGGGTTACCTGCATTAAGACATACTTGGATCATTCTGATAACCATTTCACGGTCGATTTCGGCTTGAATTTCATATGCCATTGCATTTGTTAATTCAGAGTCGATGTCGAGGCCGTTCATGTTCTTCAC